AAAGGAAATAACCGCCCTGCTTGCAATTAGGACGGTTATTTTATAATCACTACTGGGAGCGACCGTCTATCGGTATGCCCCTTTTTTATTATTATACACTATTTATAAGATTATGTCAACTACATTCATACGCCTTTTTATATAACTCTGACAAACAATTTACATAAATTTCTATTATAATGCAAATTGTTTTATAGTTTTACCTGTGATATAATTAAATAAAAATGTCAGGAGTGATTTTATGGGACGTCCTAAAAAGGAAAAACCCAACCACGCTTCAGGTATGTATGAGGTAAAAATAACAATCGGACATACTTTTGACGGCAGGCCTATCCGTAAAAGCTTTTATAGTTCCGTCAGTAAATCAGCCGCTAAAGCTAAAGCTGAACAATTTAAAATTGATCAAGCTGTTTCAATGCAAACCGATTCACCATTTGTTTCTAAAAAAGAATGTTTCGATACATGGGCTAAAATAGTACTTGAAAATCTAAAAGGAACAATTAAAGATAGTTCTTATAACTTAACTTATAAAAATTCAATAAATAATCATCTTATTCCTTATTTCGGTAAACGAAAGCTTACTGAAATTAAACAAATAGATATACAACAATACTTTAAGAAAAAAGGCCATGATCTATCAATTGAAACACTAAAAAAACATAAAATGTGTATTAACAAAATATTTGAAATGGCGGTATTAAATGACTTTTGTTCTAAAAATCCCTGCATAGATATTAAACTAACAAGTAATAAAAAATCTATAGAAAAACAGACCTATACTAAAGAACAATGCGAACTGGTATTAAACTTTACAAAGATACACAGATTTGGGATAGGTGTATACTTAATGTTAGAATATGGATTTTCACGCAGTGAACTATTAGGTTTAATGTGGAATGATATAGATATGGAAAATAAACTTATCTATATTAATAGAGGTGTAACTGATGTTCAAAATGCTGAGAGCGGAAAAATGGAAATTGCTATAGGAGAACCTAAAAATGAATTTAGGAAACGTGTTATTCCAATTAAAGATGATACTATAGAGTTATTAAATAGCAATAAAAATAATAGTAAATTCATTATATGCAATTCTAAAAATAAAGTATGCAGTCCACGCACCTGGAGCAGACGGCATTATGACGTATTTATGAAAGATATGCATGATTATTATATAAAACAAAATATAGACGTTCCAATGTTAAATCCTCATGAATTAAGGCACACTAGGGCTACAATATGGGTAAATGATGGTGAAAACCTTTTCGCGGTAGCAGATATTCTTGGCCACTCTGATTTAAAAATGCTAAGAAAAAGGTATGCGCATGCAGATCCAGAAAGTGTCAGAAAACTATTAAAATTAGAATAATCACTACGACATTACTACGACATTTAAAACAGTTTTTTTCAAACTATACAATACATTGAAAAACTTCCAAACCGCATAAACACGGCGTTTATGACGTATTTACAATATATGACGTACTTTATAAAACTTCTTTGGGGTGGTAGAGGCCGTGGGTTCAAGTCCCGTCACTCAGACCATTGAAAATCCCCGTAAATACGTCGTTTGCAAGCTTTTGTAAACGGCGTTGTTTTTTGCTATTTTTATCATTGTTCCATTAACTGTTCCATGTGTACCAAAAAACTATATAAAAAAGAAAGAGCCATGTAATAATAATTACATGGCTTTTTATATTGTGAAATTGATCACATATGATGACTTTTATATTATATCACTTTTAGTAAATTATGTCAATACATTTTATAACGTTTTTTTACATTTTCTTTTCTATCTCGGTATGCAAACGCTTTGCTTCTGTTTCCCTAATAACATAGCCGTTTTACTGTTCATATCAGTATCAATGTCCTGCGTACGTGACAGCTTATAATCCACACCGTATTCGCTTAGAATCTCCGCAAGTGCAAAGGCTGTTTTTAGTGTATATTCCTTTTCTGTTATAATTACGTCTGCTCCCGGGTCTGAACCGCCGTGTCCTACTCCTATAAATACCTTTTTACTCATATTTTTAAACCTCTTTCTTTCATTTAAATTATTTTTGGGTACAAAAATGCGCCCTGTTTTTTACAGAACGCATAGACTAATTATTCTTTAAAGGGTCACATTTGAAATGCCGCCCTTGCTTAAATACTCATATTCATTATTAAAAGAAGCATTTGCTTGTTTGTTGTACGGGATATCAGGAACATCCGAAAGAGTGTCAAACATAATTTGTGCTATCTTTTTCCCTTTTTCAATTGTAATTATATTCTCTGATATATTTGTTACCCTTATAAAGCATTTTGAACAAATTCCGGGTTGATAATTTGGCGCACTTACTAATAGACCTTCTCTCATGATAGAATTTCTTTCTTTAACAATACCGATCATGTTTTCCGGTATTTTTAATGTTTCTTCTGTGCCAATGAAAATAGTTTTACCAGGCTCTAAATCATATCTTATTTTCTTTGTGTTTTCAACATAAATATTTTTTACTGTTAAATCGTATGATACTGCTCCTACATTTTCAGGGGAATAATTTTCTGCAATGAGAAATCCACTTTTACACATTCTTTTAATTTGCTTATCAACTATATACATATTTTCATTCCTTTATAATACTTCCTTAAACTTTATATTGACATATACAGACAAATAATGTATAATTTTCTTTAAGGGCATACCATAACGGTAGGCGGTCAATCCTTGCTCCCGGAAGGGAGTGATTTACTATGAATAACTTTGTTACATGGAGTGAATTACTCCAGTTCGCGTCTGTCTTTATAGGCTTCACAACACTTATGTACGCAATCTTTCATAATAAAAGGAAATAACCGCCCTGAGCTGCCAACTTAAGGACGGTTATTTTTTAACCACTTTATTGGGAGCGACCGTCTATCGGTATGCCCCTTTTTTATTATTATAAACTATTTATAAGATTATGTCAACTACATTCATGTTATTCTTTTAAATTCATAACTGCTGCGAGTCCTGCCGCAACTGCTGATACTGCAAGACCTAAAGCCGCTGATTTTACTGTTAAATCTGTTGCGGCTATATTTACTGCTATGTATCCCACTGCTGTTTGTATAAATGTTCTTACCGCTCTTTTTACACATGGTTTTTTAAAAATGTTCATCACTTTAGTACCTCCAGTTCTTCTCTTAACGTTATTGCTTCTGCTTCCAATGCTGACAGTTTATCCAAATCCTCTTCGGATGGATTTCCGTCTGCTTTGGCTCTTAATGGTCTTATTGATTCAAAATCAATCTCTGATAATCTTGCTTTAATCTCAGCCGTTCTGACTGCTTTCTGCCTTGCCTGTATCTTTTCTTCATCAGGTATCAAACTTCCGTCAACATATCTGTACATTGACAGGTCAATATTCGTTCCTCCCGGTATTTCTCCCACTGAAGCTGTCTGAATGATGTTTCCGTTTTCATCTGTTTTTATCTGCATACTTATTCCTCCGTTTTTCTTTTACCTATAACTTACTTTGAATGCTGTGTTTATTTATGTACCTCCTTTTCCAGGTCTTCTATTCTATGATTGGCAACCTTTAACTGTTCCTGTATTAAAGGAATCTTTTCTGCAAAATTGTTATGCTTATCTACTTTCTTTTCAAGCTGCTGAATGCGGTAATTAGTCATTTTCGATGATACCAATATACCGCAAAGCGAGCCTCCAAGTGTTCCGACAAGTGCGATAAGAGCCACAATAATATCCGTCATATTTTCTCCTTTTTACATACTAAATATTTTCACACTGCTCACATACCCGCCGCCTGGAACAAGCTGCTTGAATGACAGTGCAGTACCCGATAAAGTACAGTAGATACAACTGTCAAAGAATACTGTTTTTGTTGCGTATCCCCGGCATGAATGCATATAGGTATTACCCTCTGCCGTATATCCTACGGGCAGTATAAAGCTTGCTGAATGCGTATTTCCATCCGTATTAGATAAAACTGCGTCCACTTTAAGTGATGTGAATTTATCTGTTATCCCTGCAATTTCTACTGTCAGCGGTTCAGAAGAATTTGTATTGCTCACATCCGCGAGAAGCAATCCGCTTTTAGTTTTTATATTATTTACAACTAATCTTCCGCTTGGGGTAATAGTCAGCATTGATTCGTTACTGCTGTTTCTGACTGAAAAATTTCCCTCAGCTCCCCATTGAAGAAATCCAAGTGTTTTTGTACCTTCTGCGCTTCCGTCACCAATTTCAGCCTTTACGCCCAGCGAACCGTAGGTTGTATTTCCTCTCCTGATAATTAGTGGTATAGTATTCTGATTATGTACCACTGTCTGCGCCAGTTCTGTATTGCCGCCTATTGTTCCGCCGCTTTTCTTGTAATAGGTTTCTGCTTGGGAAGATAAACTTGCTATTTCCTGTTCCATATGATTAAAATTGTCTGCCGACATTTTTGTGCCCTGCTGAATAACCTTTCCTGCCGGGGTTATTTTGAATGTCCCGTCGCTGTTTTCTGTAATCCTTACTGCCTGGGAGGTTACAAGATGATCCTTCCAATTTGTAGGTGTATATGCCATTATGAAACGCTCCTTTCTGATATGGTTATTTTAAAATGTATAACAAGACGGTCCCCGGATGGTTTTGTGATATTTTCAGTCCTTTCGGCTATTACATTCCCCTGAGAATCTATAACCCTTATTCCCCTTATTACCATGCCGTCTATCGGAAATATAGCGTCAACAGTCAAATGGTCTTCGCCTGCCGACTTTATCAGCGAATCCGTATTATGCCATACCCCCGAAGCCTTATACTGAACCCTGTATATATCGCTTACTATTTTACTGATAAGTCCCGATATATAACTGCCGCTTAATAGCATAACGACCCTCCTTCCTGACCGCAGCAATACACTCCGCAGTCCGGCAATATATTGCTGTGCGCTGAATATTCCGTCTTTATCTCAATTCCGCTTTCACAGGTCATGTCAAATTTATAAGATATATGCGCCGGAAGCTTTGCCGACAGCATTGAATATATTTCCCTCAGATTAAAATAATTTCTGCTGCCTCTCTTAGCAGTTATAATGAGATTTTTTCTGTTGTAATAATCTCCCTGGTCAAAGCTGCACTCGGCTTCTGTTCCTGTATATGCCGATATCATCTGACATATCATTGATCCCGAAATTTTTCCTGTTCCTGTTAAATATGCCTTGATAATTGAACGGCGTTCCTCTAAACTTACGTTAGTCTGACTTATGCCGAGAATCTTCTCATATACCGAGAGCATTTCGCTGTCTGCCGTATCAATAAACTGATTGTCAAATACTCTCTGAAATCCGCTTACCAGGCCGTCTAAAAGCTTCCCCTCAGCCTTAAGTATTTCCTGCATTTCATACACATCACGGTAATAATCAGGATAGTATGAGGCAAGCTCTTCATAGGCATTTGAGTAATAATTACCGAACAAATTCAATCTCAGTCACCTCCAGCAACGGTACACTTTCCGAATCAACTGTAATGTTCGCACCGCTTCCATTGAACTTTAGCTCGCTGTAATCAACTATTTGGTTTATTCGGCTTATTCTTGCGCCGATTTCGGAAACTCTGATTACAATTTCATCTTCCGATACGGACAGTTCCTTAAAATATTCCCTGACAACGGACTCAATTTCAGATTTTACTATTGATGTATCAGCGTCCTCGGTTACCTCTGCTGTCAGGCTTAATTCAACTGACAGAATACCGGCAGAAACTGCTGTAAAATGTGCTCCTATGGGTGCAGCACCCTCGCCGAGACCTGTACTTCCGGGGTCAATGTAATTCTGTACCTTTTCAGCCGTTTCACTGCTGACAGGATAACCCTCGGTGTTGATAAGGACAGCCTTGACAGTGTTTGGCCCCTGCCAAAGGGGAATAATCCTCGCCCTGCCTACGCCCTCAATACTTTCGCACCATATCTTGTAATGCTGTTTATTGGCATTCTCACCTGAACCCGATATTTTGTCTTTTAGCCTCAGTCTGAGGCTTTCATCATCCTCGGGGTCTGAACCGTAATCTATCACACTTCCGAATTTGCTTGAGGCAAGCCCCGGAATGTTATTGACCGGAACTGCATTTTTTCCTGTCATAAGTTCTATGTTACCAGAAATCTCACATTCAAGATAACAAGCTCCCTCTTTTGGTCTGCGAAGTACAAAATATGTATCATCGCAGAAAAAACGTTCACCGTTCTCAGGTATTGCTCCGGAAAATACAGCAGTATACTTTGCAGGCAAAGCCTCATGTCTGTATACGCCGTATTCTGAAGCTTTTGCGTCCAGGTATTCACCGGTTGAAGTATCTACCCGGCTTAGACTGAAAACCAATTCAAGATCAGTATACAGCTTTGCAATTTTTATAATTGTCCCTGCAACTGCGTCATAAAAAATACTTCCCTGCCTGACGTCAATATCCTCCGGCGCACTTTCAAGAGTTTCCCGGAGCAGATTTTCATAGCTTCTGTCCTCAAACATTTATATTTTCACCCCCGATATTTTTTGTATGCCGAAAATGGTTTCCGCCGTAAATGAAATATATACGCCGTCATCCTTAAACTCCGTCACAAAATCACTAACCTCAATTACTCTTGTATCAGGAAGAAGAGCGTCCTTTACCATTCCCGGAACTGATTCCTCTATAAGCTCCCTTGAAGCTTCTCCGTCACGTATCATCTCACCCAGTTCGTTTCCGTACTGGTCGTCATAGATAAGCGAACCGAATCTTAAAGTTGCAAGGGCTTTCCTTATTGCCTGTTCGGCCGCTTCTCTGCCGTCAATTATTCCGCCTATCCTGCCGCTATTCAAATCAAGCTTGTATGTTTTGGAGGCTGACTCCGGTTCTTCTTCAATTTCCCCGATCGGTATTTCTATTTCCACTGACATAGATCTATACCTTATCTAATACATAAAACACCTTGCTGTTGTTGAACACTATTATATGTACAAGTTCCCCCGGATTCAGTTTTCCTATTCTTCCGGGGACTACAAGTGTTTTTTCACTCATTATCAGCTTTTCGTCATTCAGCGCCTGAATCTTAAGGGGTAATGACGAAATTACTTTTCCCTTTATTAGTACCGGTCCTTTCGGGGATATCTGACTCAGCAGCGCCTTAATACTTGTGCTGTTATTCATATATTGCCTCCTTTATTCATTTACAGAATTCAGCTTCAGGGACATTGTATGCCCTCCGCCCTTAAATGTGTGGGTATCCTCGTCTATGTAGAACTTTGAAGATATATTAAGGTCCGGTATTCTTACATATATACCCATTCCGGATATTGCTTCAGGCATTCCTACGGCTTCGGCTGTCAGGCTTATTTCCGGAGTACTGATTTCCTTAAGGGTTTCATTTATATAATCTCCAAGCTGTGCGTCCGATAAATTATCGTCCTTTTGCTCTATCTCCTGAAAGATTCCTATTTTCTTTTCAAGGGAGGCATCCTTTTTAAAAGCCGCGGCTGTATCCTCATCTGACAGTATTTTCAGACGGGTCTTTATGTTTTCTATGCTCCTTTTATAGCTGTAGGAAATAAGGTTGACTCCGCTTTCAAGCATATATTCAAGAATCTTTTCCTGACGTTTTACAAGGCTTAAAACACCCTTTGAAGACATAACATAATGCCGTTTTCCCGTTGTTTTATAGTCCTGACTAAGCGCGTCCTGTATCACATCCCAGGCGGTGGTTTTTGATTTTGTCAGATTCGGTATCTTATATGCCGTACCTGCAACATCCGAATACTTTATTCCGAACCTTTTGCATACGTCAATAAAAATATCATGAGCGGTTTTGTTTTCATAAATGAAAGTATCCTTGTTATTAGAAAGGTAAATTCCGTTGTCATAGGCAGTAACAGGCATTTTTTGCCCGCTTCCCTGCTGCTGGGACATTATCATTCCCCGAAACAATTCATTTTTACCGTATTTAAAAACAAGCTGATTGCCCTCAGTTACATTTATATTGCTTCTGCAATTTGCATTATCTGCAAGGGATACGGAAAGAGAACGTGCCGCAGAACCCTTCCGTCCTTTCCATTTAATGCTTTCCGCAAGTTCGGATATATCGTATGTATCTCCGCTGCGGCAAAGCAGCAGACATATTTTTTCCATTTCTGTTCCTTTCTACGGTATCGTCAGGACTTGTCCGGGATAGATTCGATTCTGATTAGAACCTATTACCTTTTTATTTGCGTTATAGATTTTTGTAAAGTCTGAACCGTTACCGTAATACTTCTTGGCTATATTCCACAAGCAGTCACCGCTCTTTACGGTATAGGTTTTCGGCGCTGTCTTATTGCTTACCCTTGCAGTCCCGGGCTTGCTGACCGTGGCTTTTTTCGTTGTCTTGTTTACGCTTACCTTTTTCATCTGCACCGCTCTGTATTCCTTGAACGATACAGAATAGCTGTATGTACCCGGGTCTCCTCCGGCCTCCGAATAATCAAAACTTTCAAGCGTACAGTACATATCAATTTTGCACTGAGTTATTACAAGCTTCACAGGCTTGTCAGACGAAAGCCAGCTTACCATTTTGCTAACAAGCCACTGGGGATTCTTTAAAGTCTTAAGCTTGTACCCTTCAAATTTCCTTGCAGGAAAAAATGAGGAAAACGATATTACCGCCGCTTTTCTTGACTTTGTCGGCAATACCGTTTCCCCCAGCGAATCTATGTTATATGTTGTATTATCGGAGCTGTACTTCACTGAGATTGACTCAGGGTTTACAGGAAGCTGAACCTTGTCAGTCCCGCCGTTTGCATGAATCCAGAACTGATAATCCTTAGTACTCATAGGCACGTTCCCCTTCTTCAAAAAATTCCGTTGATACTATTTCATAAAGCACCGGCTTTAAATTATCCTGCATAATCTTTACGACTTCATCCTTATCTGTTCCGGACTTCATTTCTATTTTTCCCTTGCCGTTTATTTCAAGTTCAATTTTTCGGCATGGCACTGCCGCCGGTTGGTTATCGTTCTGCGGTGTTCCTGATTCTTCGTGAGGAACGTATAAAGGACGTTCTGAATTGCCCTTTATTATCCTCTCTGTTTCATCGGCTGTATACACTGTTTCTCCACCCCTGAACATGACAAGCTCAGGGCCTTCCTCTCCCACAAGGGCAACTCCCGGTTCTGCCGATAATGTTCCTGAGGCATATCCTCTTTTTACCGGGGACGATGTCGTTTCCTCCGGCACAGTATATGTAATATTGGATTTATCGAATACAGCCCGTACAGAATCAACTACACTCTGCGCAGCTGAAATCGCTGAACTTTTTTGATTTTGTATAGCCTGTGCATAAGCATTTATTGTATTTACTCCGCTTGCCCTTGCTTCGGCAGACAAATTAAAATCGTTGCTTACTTTATTTGTCGCTTCTTCCACACATTCCTGAAGCTTATTGTTTAAATCTGTTTTCCATAAAGCGGTTGTATCTGAAGCTTCTTTTTGTTTGCTGTCAACTTCTCCGATAGTATTGGCAAGAGCCGCCACGGCTTCCTTTTCACCGTTCTCTATATGCTTCCTGATCTCCGCTTCGTAAATACTCCATAAGTGCGTTATAGTTTTCCTGAGTAACGCCAAGACTTTCAGCAGATGTTTGAGAAAGAAGTTTAATATTTTCTCCGTACTGCGTCCAATACTGAAGCTGGGAATCCTGCGCCGCCTGTGCGTTTTCAACGGTAGCGTCAGCTTGCGCCTTAGCTTCATCAAATAGTCCGAACTGCCCCTTAAAGCTTTCATAAGCAGAATTATATGCTTCGTCATACGCATTGCATAATTCAAGTATCTCATCCGACATTCCGGACAATACTTCAGTCGCCGCCTGAGCCCCCTGTTCCTCCGCAGACAGAACTTCTGTATGCTCCTGCGCTTTTTCAGCGGCCTCGTCTTCAGCTTCCGCCGCAGCTTCAAGAGATTTCATCAAAATGTTATATGTTTCTCCGGTTTCGTCTATTACCGCCGCCTGTTCCCGGAATCTCTCATTAGATTTATTGATATTTTTCTGCAGTCTTTCGATTTCATCCGGAAGGTTCTCATATTCATCCCAAATATCCCTTCCGCTATCATTAACATAGCTGAGATCAGTAGAAGCCTCTTCTATCTCCTTTTCAAGATCTGCATAATCCTGTTTCGCCTGCTGAAGCTTTTTAAGCCGGTTAATATATTTATTTTGCTCGTCCGCGCTCGTCAGAAAATCCATAGCGGTCTGACGCTCCGCTTCTTTTCTTGCATCAAGTATAAGGCTTGAAGCATCGGCAGGATCGAATCCCGTCAGCTTTCCGGTATCATAATCCACCTCAATATTACAGTTAAACGTATCATTAAGGTAATCAGCATACTGGCTCATCATATCCAGGTCGGCATTAGTTTTCTGAGATTTGTTTGATAATGATTCCAGCATGGATATTGCCGTCATTCCGCCGTTTTGTGTATTGGCAATAGCTTCATATGACGCCCTTATAGAATCCTCTGTCTGCCTCAGTTCTTCCTCTGCTTCAGCAGCCTTCTGTCCATAATCTGCAAGCACTCCGCCGCCCTTTACATACTGAGCGTTCAGAGTATCCAATTCTCCTGCTAGTTCTTTGGCAGCTGAAGAATTTGCACCGTAGGTTTCGCATATCGCTTTATATTTTTCTTCTGTGGCTTCTATTTCCGTTCTGCACTCACCAATTGTTCCGGTGTAATCTTCAACGCCGCTGTTAGATTCCATTACCTCCGAAAATGCCGAAACAGCTGAAACTAATGTGATAACTCCGCTTGCCAGCGCAAATACCGGATTTGCATTCATAACGGAAGTAAAAGCTTTTACAGCCAAAGTGGAAAGTTTGGTAACTACTGTAAATCCCGTAACCGCAAGGGCAGCAACTGTCAGTCCTGTTCCCACTGCCGTAAGACCTGCCACAACGCTGGGATGTTCATCTGCAAAGCCGGTAAAGGAATCCACAATATCTGCCGTTTTATTGTAAAGCTCCTCCATTACGGGATTAAGCTGTCCGCCTACAGTCAGCTTAAGATTAGAAAATGAATTAGACATACGCTGTGCGGCAAACTCTGTGGTATCTGTCATTGCAGAATATGCCTTTTCCGTTGCCCCGGCTGAACCCTGCATTTCCCTGAGCGTACCGTTAAATGCTGCTGCACCGGAATTAAACAGAGACAATGCACCAATTCCGGCTTCCTGACTTCCCCATAAATTATTAAACGCCGTTGTATTGCCGTCAACACTTTGACCGAGTACCTGAAACACATCACCTAATGAATAACCGTCCTGCATAAGCTGAGCAAAGGACTGACCGGTTTGTTCCGTAAGTACCTTTGATACCTCACTGCCCGAACTGCCGAGTTCGTTGAGCATTGATTTTATGTAGGTGGTAGATTCTGCTGTTGCAATACCGTTCTTTGTCATTTCAGCATAAGCCGCTGACAAATTATCCATCTCAACATTATACGCCGAGGCAAGGGGGATAACTCGTCCCATGTTCTGAGCAAGCTCGTCAACCGTTGTCTTACCGAGGTTCTGGGTCATAATGAGCATATCGGAAAGCCGAGTGGCTTCTGCTACCTGAAGACCGTAAGCGTTAATTGCTGTTGTAAGGACGTCCGCCGCAGTTGCCTGCTGAGTAAAGCCTCCGACCGCAAGCTTATTGGCTTCATCTACAAACTTCACTGCACTTGCAGTATCAACACTTGCGGACATCGCCTGATATGCGGCTTCGGTTATATCTCCTGCGCTTTGACCTGTATTTCGTGAAAGGGACATAATATCTGCTTCAATCGTACTTAATGATACCCTTGAAGTATCTGCAATTGTTGAAACTTTAGCTATGCCTGATTCAAATTCTGCCGCTGAACGGCTGCATTCAAGAAATGCGTCACCGATTTTTTTAAGACCCATCACTATCCCGGCATTTACAATTACATCTTTTAGATCAGTTATAGCGCCTGTGCCCTTTTCACCCAGCTTTTCACTATCGTCTGCGGCTTTGCTCGTAGCTTCGCTGTATTCTTTGGCTTCCTTTTCTGACTTATCAAGAGCGCTGGCAACATTTTTTTCTGCCGAAACAACCATGCCCGCTGAATCCGATAACTGTTCTTCTGCCTGAGCTGTCTTTTCAGCCGCTTTTGCCGCCTTTTCAAGACTTTCAGTTTCTTCAAGATTTGCCTGTGCCGCTTTTTCTGAAGCCTCTGCGGTCTTTTCGGCTGACTCAGCCAATTTCTCGGTTTTGGACGCCTTTTTTTCTGCCTCTACAGCCGCCTTTTCAAGACTTTCAGCTTCATCAAGAGCAGCTTGCGCCTCCTTTTGTGCCGCCTCCGACATTTTCTCAGCTGATTCAGCCGCTTTTTCTGCTTTAACGGCCTTTTTATCAGCTGCCTTTGCGGCTTTTTCTAAGCGTTCTGCCTCTTCAAGAGCCGCCTGAGCATTTTCCTTCATTGCTTCAGTCAGGTTATCGGTTTGCAGCATTTCATTTTTAAGGCTTTCATAGTACTTTTTTGCATAATCGGCGGCAGAAGCCATTTGATCGGCACGTTCCCTATATCTTGAAGCTGTATTATGTGCCTTCTGCGCTTCTGCCTCCAGTACATCCGCAATACTTCTTGACTGCGAAATCACCCCTGACCCGGAAGATGATAACTTAGAGAGAGATACCGCTGTCTGAGATGTGCTTTCTGCTGTATTGTTCATTGTCTTATTGACTGCCGCTGCGGCGTTTTCAATATCGGAAAGAACAGTGTCTCCCGTGTTCCCAATATTATTTAAAGCAGGACTTACGCGATCTTCCAGCGCAAAAATAGTTTTGATTGTCGGCACTATATGATCCCTCCCCTTCTGACAATGCTTCTAAGCATATGTATCTCACTCCTGCAAGAGTCCTCGGATTCACATAATTCGGACGCGATATAGAAGAGTTTGGTGCGCCTCGGCATTTTTTCAAACTCTTCCGGCCGCAGTCCGTGCCGCTGCCATAACAGGTGCGCCCAATATGAATCAGACCCCTTGCAGGATATTAGTTTTTTGCTTCTTCAATATCCTTGTCATCAGTATTTTCTTCATCCTTTGAAAGCAGTCCAAGAAGTGTAAGAACTGTTTTGAATACATAGTTGTATTCTTCCGTATTTGAAAATACACGCAATGGAATTTCCGAAATATCATAGCAATTGTAAAATTCCATAATCTCCTTTGAACGCATATCTGGATATACAATAGCCTCAGCAAGAATATGTCTTAGGAACTTACTAAAGTTATCTTCTGTCTTAAATACAACTTCACCGTTTGATATGTACGGATTACCTTTCTTATCAAGGGCTATTGAACGTCTGCGGTATTTTTCACGAATCTTATTTACGTGCTGATTTGACAGAAGCTTTACTTCCATGTCAATAACATTTCCGTTTTCGTCCTTAAAGCTTTCCGGCGCTTTTACCTTTACAATTTCTTCCTTTGTTTCTCTCATAAAATAGCTTAGATTTCTCATTTCTTGATCCTCCAAAAATATTATTAAAATTTAGTTTAAACTGCTTGTTGCTTAGAATATTACATTCTTTGCATTGAATGTAATAGTATCGTTAAGCTCTGCTCCGTCTGCGTCCAGTCCCAGCAGGATTATATCCCCTGTAGGAACACAGCCCACAGCAGTAATCGTATCCGTTCCGTACTGACTGTAATAATCCGAACCCTTGTCCGTCATTATTCCCTGTATTGTCATCTCGGGAGTTGCTCCCGTTGAAAGATATTTCTTTACTATATCCTTTGCCCACGGCGTAGTACGTCTTCGTGTGACTGATACTGTTATGGTGCAGCCCTTCCATCTTGAACTGGGGGTGCGTTCTCCCAGCGTCTTGCCTGTCCATACATCCGGCGTAAACTTTATCTCACATTTTACGTTGTCCGATATAACAACACCGTCAAGGGTCATTTCTCCCTCTGTCATCATTATCGGATTAAGGTTAAATTTATCCACTTTACTTCCTCCTTATCTTGTTTCTACTGTAAAGTACAGCTTTTCTGCACTGTCGACAGGCTGAACCGATACGTTAAAATATGTGCTGTCACCTCTGCTTCTTGTTCTGTCAACTGCAAAATCAGTTTCGGGACTTACATTTGTAATCGTACCTGCGTCAAGGAACTGCTGAAGCAAAGCCCTGCCCATACCGTCCATTATATCCCAGCCTATTTCGCTGTTGCTGTATTTGTTCGGCGGAAAATTAAGAGATATGCTTTCAGCTATACTGTCAAGCGCTCTCATTATCCTGTTCTTTCTGTAATTCTGACTTTTCTTTTCATCAAATGTCACAAGGCTGTTAATGTCATACTCAACAATTACCTTTCCCTCGTCTGAACATGAAAAGAAAAACTCTCCGTTATTGATTGCGGCAACCGACTGCTCATG